GTCTGTTCTCCTACATAAGCTCCACATACATTGAAATCCATGTACTCAACAGCCATCTCATAATCCATCTCAGCTTGCTGCATAAGAATGTCAACACACTGCTCATAAGAATATGCTAGGCAAGGTTTATTACCTATGCGTTCAGCCACCCCAATGATAGCTAAGTCAAAACCATCAGCTTGTATCAACGTATCATACTCATCTTCTTCAGAACTCATCTTCTACCTCCTCAAATTCTGGACTGCACTCAAGCAATCGTCCCGTCTGTGGATTGTACTGGACATGGCAAGCCACCCCTGTCTCTCCACTAAATCTATTCTTAAGTACCCTCACTGTTGTTGTGTTGGATGCCTCACCCTGTTGGTCACGTTCCAGTCCTATCACCATGTCTGACAACTGAGCGATAGCATGGCTACCTCTTAGCTGTGACAGTGAAGTCTGTGCGCCTTCCTCATGCCCTTTGTCACCACTAGGTCTCTTGAGGTGAGAGATTAATATCAAACCTACGCCTGTCTCTTGGACTAGTGTCCTCAAGGCTGTCATAGCGTTATCAATAAGCCTCCGTTCATCCCCATCGCCAAGGCCAGAAACGACAATAGACAGGTGGTCGAGAATAATATAAGAACACTCACACCCTTGTGCCAAAAATCTGATGCGATTGAGTAGATTGTCGATAGCAGTACTACCAAAGCTATCGTAAAAATAAGTATTACCATTTCCAATAACGTAATCATAAGCACCTCTTAGCTCATCTTCTGTTGCCTCTGCTGTGCCTAGATGCAAAGGCTTGTTTAAGTGTAATCCCATTAGCCCCAGAGCAGTACGCTTTACTGTCTCTTCTAGCATAATGAAACCTACACGCTCCCCTAAACCAAGGAGGTGGTAGCCTATCTCTCTAGCTAAGTTAGATTTACCTATACCTGAACCTGCTGTGATAGTTGTTAGCTCTGACTTGCGTAGTCCATGTGTCTTTTCATTTAGCCCCACATAGGGGTAAGCAACACTATGGACAACATCATGGGTAGATACATCAGCCCATAGGTCATCACCAGAAACAATGCCATCAGGTCTGAATACCTTGGCTCCCCAGATAGCATCAATAAGTTCTTTTGACTTACCCTGTATGAGCATCTCATTCGCATCCTTTAAAGGGAGGCTTGCTATCTTGGCTTTACCAGGAGTAAGGACAGTGGCACATGCACTAGCTGCCAACTGCCCAGGCTCATCCATGTCGAACATAAAGACTACAGTTTCAAAACCTTCTAAGAACTCTAGGTTTTTCTGTATGTCTTTCTTTGCTCCCTGCGCTCCATTCTTTACTGAAACTACAGGCCACTTATTGCTTTGAACCATAGACAAAGAGAGTGCATCTATCTCTCCCTCAGTGACAACAATCATCTTGCCCCCGTCACGCCAGAGCCATTGCCCATAGAGACCGCAGTCTTTAGTTGAGCCTAGCCATTGGAATGTTTTGTCTGCGTACCTTAGTTTCTGTGCGACCAACTTACGGTCTTTATAATAGTTAGCTACCTGACAGGGTTTACTGTTGTGTCGTGAGACACGGTAGTCAAACTTACGAGCGGTATCTTCATTGATACTTCTTGCGGGTAAGGCTTTTACTTCTCCTTTGATGAAGTCTGTGTCTACAAACACGCTTACTGTTTCCTCCATTGCTTCTGCCTTTTCATAATAACCACAACCAAAACAAAACCCGTGACCATCTGAGTAGCGGGCTAGGTTATCCCTAGACCCGCACTCTGGACATGGTTCGTGTGCTACACAGGTACTATCGTCCGTACCTATTTCCATACCATTCTCCTACATCAAAGTTAGGACAAGACTTTGAAGATACATCGTTATGTCCTATCACTCTTGCTTCAGGGTACTTAGCTGTCAGGCCATCCACTAGGCGTGTAAGCATAAGCCATTGCTCATCTGTATAGTTTTCTTCAGGCTTCATGTTCTCATCTAATCCACCTACTAAACAGATACCAACTGACTTAGCGTTATAACCTCTAGCGTGTGCGCCAACTGCGTTTTCTTCCCTACCGATTTCTATTGCCCCATCACGACAGATAACATAGTGGTAGCCAATCTTCAGCCACCCCTTCTCTCTGTGCCATCGGTCAATAACACTTGCATCCACATCCATGCTAGGTTTAGTAGCAGCGCAGTGGATAACTATTTCTGTTGTTTCTTTCCTTGTTTGCATTTTAGTAATGCTCCCGTTTGCTCCTTGGTTGCTTCAGACAGTGTCTCGTCTAACCACTCAAGTGGGATACTCTTGTCAGCGTATTGAAATTCTAAACGCTCACACCACATTGCGTATGTTGTCTTAGACTTACTGCCTATCCGTGTTCGTGAATTAGAGAATACAAACCTAATATCTAGGTCAGGGTTCTGCGCTTTAATTAACTTATGCTTCGACCTGTCCGAACTAAGGAACTGCCCTTTGGTTTCTACAATGATTCCATTAGGCAGTACAAAGTCTGGCTTGTATCTTGAGTGAGGCTTTTGGTAGATGACCCAACCTGGTGGTTCATAATGAAATGGCACACCAAGTTGTTTGAGTTCATCAGCTACCTTGACCTCTAGGCCACTGCGGTAACTAAAAGTCCTCGTTCTCTTCATCAACAAATCCTTCGTCTTGCGCTGTCTCAATCTTCGGTGCGCTGTAGCCTTCAGTAGCTTCAAAGCCAAATGATGAGGCATCAGCACCACCACCAGTCTTAAGGTCAATAATCTGCACAGCTTTTAAACGTGCTGATACACCCGCACCTACCGCAGCTACATAGAATGGAACTAGGTCTGCTGAGATTCTGAGTATTGAACCACCCCAGATAGAATCAACGTCACTCATCATCGTGCCTGAAGCATCAAACATCTTCGGACTCATCTCGATGGTGCGCCCATCCTTAGTGTTGACCTTTGCCTTCATTTTGAATTTAAAGACAACTCGACCTGTCTCCTGACCTTCATCGTCCAGCTCATCAAAGAAAGGTGGTTCAGCTAACTTCTGGCGTTTACCTTTAGGGATTAGCTTCTCCGCTTGCTTCATTGCTGTTTCGATGTTGCCGATAAGAGGTGCAGCCTCACTTGCTTCAACGCTTAGGCTCACCTTGTACTCACCCATTGCATTGAACTTAGTGTCGGGTGTAGTTAAGTGTGGGTATATGGCAATACCCTCTGGAGAAACGACTCCAATATAATCATTCGCCATCAATTGTATCCTCCTGTGGATAGTTATCTTCAATAATAAAACCGTATTCCTCTACGGCTTTTACCATGATGTCATAAGGGACTGGCATCCCTGCCACTGAATAAAACTCCAGTAAATCTTCCATGAACTTCTCCTTAAGTTGACTTTAAGTTTGACCCGCCAGTCTAATATGGTGGGTATTAATTGACTGAGTGGATAGTATTAGTTAAAGAAAAACTCTGAGTCTTCAACCAATGCTATGTCTAAGCTACCTTTCTCTGGTACTGCGGGTATCAAGTGGTGCTTGTCTTTAGGTAATACATCTAACAAGTCAGCCCTGAAATCCTCTAGCACATCTGTCTGTGAATACATTTCTACAAAGGCTTTGCGTAAGCACCACCATAAGGTCTCTGCATCTGCTGCGTGTGTACCGTAGCTATCATGTACCATAGCATAACTATGTATTTCACACTGCTTTGCCACATCAATAGTCAGCATCATGTGTGCTGCATCAATGCTGTGTACAAAGTTTGGGCTGATGCCATTGCTCTGCCTGTGCTTATTAATCTTACCTGTCTCCTTGTACAGCATAGGTCTGAAGGTTGTGCCTAACAGCTTAGTCTCGATGCGATAAGGCTTAGTCTCCTTGTATGCCTGGAGGACAGGGAAGCCTACAGGTGTGTCCCATCTGATAGGTAAGCCCTCTGATGAGGCTATCCTAGATGCCTTTTGTAGCCACGCCATAGCATCTGTAGCTGCGTGAACTACTTCACCAATAGATAACCAGATAATCCTAGCTAGAAACGTACAGGCTTTGAATGGGTCTTCACCAAAAGGGTGCATGTTGCCCTTCTCTTTCTCATCTACTATGTAATCCATAACAAAATCAGTGAAGGAATACTGCTTACCCCCGTAAGGAAGCACCATACAAGGGCGTTTTGTACACCCACGCTTCACTTCAAACTGTATCCATAGCTTTGCTAACTCATCATCCATCTCGTGTAGACGTTGAGTCACCCTGTCAGCTACCTTTTGGTAGATGTCTTGAGGCTCATCGTTAGGAACTAGGTTGACTTCCTGCCCTGTTGTAGTTGACCTGAGCATGGCAGCAAAGTGTTGTAGTCCATTACATGAACCATCAGCACAGACTGGTAGGTGAGACACAAAACCATCGCCATCTTCACACCAACCTTTCCACTCAAAGCAAAACGCTAGGAATTGGAAGGGACTTGAGGCTTCCTTAGCCCACCATAGGTCAGCTAAAGGGTCAATTGCGGTATTTACAATTCGCTCTTGATTTTTTTGCACCCAATCTATTCGGTCTTGTAGCCCTACCTTGTCAAAACCAAAGCAGTTTGCACCATGAATGGCTAAATGACACGCCCCTTCCTCGTTAATTTCCTTTCCTTCAGCAAATGTCAACAGTCCTTTGGCGAAATCTGGGCCTTGTGGGTTGAGATAGTTAGGCACAGCATAGATTCTGCCTCTAAA